GCATCTGCAATTCGCGCAAACTCGGCAGCGCCTCCATGCCCGGCGAAACCCCATAAGTATCGCCGCCAACCACATCCCAGCGCGGCGCCCAGAACGGCTGCTCACTATACCCCGACAGCCGCAGCAAAGTATCCGACCGATCGGCAGGATCCCAATAAACCGACCGCCACGGCTTGGCGCCAAACTTCATCGGATCGTACTGCGGATCAGGCTCGATCGCATGATAGATCTCGATCGGCGCCTCGTACTGGCTCCGATCATACAGCCCGCGAATAATCGGCGAACACGCATCGCCAAACGTCTCGATCGCCTGCTTCACGCTCATCGGACAAACCCGGTACAACGTGTCGGGCACCAACGCGTCCGACAAGCCAATCCAGAACTCACCAAATGTCAGCGCATGACACACCGCACCGGCAGTCGGATGCTCGACCATCACACACGCTTCGGTGCCAAACAGCCCCATCTCGCCATAGCCAGACTTGGCCGCCGCATAAAAATTGGTCGACCCGAAAAACGCATACAACCGCCGCTCGACATCCGACAGCCAGGCGCGCACGCCATTGGCTTCCATCAGCGCCTGGTCCGCCAGGTTCAGCGTAAACCACGGCCGCGACGCACTCGACAGCCCACTGGTCATGCCATTGGTCAGCGTGCGAAACGCCTCGATCCCATGCGGGTCAAACAGCGTCTTGTTCCACATCCGCCGCCGCCCGCCATTCTGGTCCTTGCTCCCGCGCAAAAACCGCGACCGCGCCGGCTGCGCAAACCGCGCAATCTGCTCGGTCTCCGCATCATAATCGTTGCGCACATTCTTCATCAGCGCCAGCCGCGCTTCGCAGTGACTGCGGATATCGGCGTTCACGGTCATTCGAATAGCGCTCCTCAACCCAATGTAGGATTGGCGACACTCGGCGAACCAAGCACGCCCTGCGGCCCTGTAACCATTCCGGCCAAAACCGTGCGCTGCCAGGCCTCGGGATCAACCGGCCCGGCCGGCGCGCCCTGATCGGGCAATTGCACCGGTTGCCGAACCGGCACGGTCGGGATCGTCGGGGTGCTACACATCATCGCCTCCTGTCTTGACAACCAAGGCCTAGGCGCACAACGAACCCATTTGGATCGCAGCAGGCAAAATATCGTCAGTCCAGCTCGGTATACCGATCCCCATCACGCATCGCCGCCACCCGCTCGGGATCCAGCCAGTTCGGCACACTGCGCGGCAAAACGACTTCGGCAAATGTACACGCCAGCGCATCCGCCCAATCCGGGCTCGGCAACCCACGCCGCTTCATATCGACCTTGCGCTCCAGCCGCACCCGCGTGTCATCCGCGGCAAACCCATACGTCGGCCCGCCCAGGTCATCGCGCAGCCGCGGCACATCCGGAATAGCCCCGCGCCGCAACCATGCCCGCATCCGCGTCCAGATCTCCGCCCGCTTGTTGGCCGTATGCACCGCAATGCCCGGCTCCAGCTCGGCATCGCGCCCCTGGCCGCCAAACCACACCTCGATCACCGGCACATCGCCCACGAGCTGCCGCAACCGATCGACAATCGCCGCGCCAATATTCCCGGCATCGACCATGATCGCATCGGGCTGCCAACGCTGCGCAGCCACGGCAATATCCCCCGCCAACTGCATCGCATCGGTCGCCCGCCACGATTGCCACGCCCGCGATCGCGCATCATTCCCGCACCGGATCGCCAACACGCTCTCGTCATCGCCATACCGCGCACAATCGACCCCAAACACGACCGGCTCACCGCCCGCCATGACCGGAATTTCGCGCGCCAAAGCCCCCTCGATCTCGCGCTGGCCAATAAATTGCATATCGCTCGACGAAGGAAACAGCCCGCGCACACGCACCCGCGCAACATTCGAATCCTCGCCAAATGTCCGCACCAATTCGTCAAGATACGCCTTGTTGGTCCCCTCGACATCGCGCGCATCTATCTGCGCCGTGCGCCACAGCCCACGATGCCGCCCAAAACACTCGCGAAACGCGCCGCCTGCATGGGTCGGATTGCCAAACGCCAGCCAGATGATCTCGGTATCACTATCGGTCAGCGCGCCCAGCGCCACTTCCCACACTTTGTCGGCAATCCCCGAAGCCTCATCGAACACCAGCATGATCCGCTTGCCCTGATTATGCAGCCCGGCAAATGCCTCGGTATTGTTCTCGCTCCACGTCACCAGGTCGCACCGCCACGATTTCTCGCGCCCCGCCATCGTCGAATTCATCGCCGTCGCGCTCTGCCGAAACCACGCCGAAGTCAGCGCCAACCGCGACCACTTGCCCAGCTCCGGCGCAGTCTTGGTCCGCAACTGCGCCTCGGTATTGGCGGTAATAATCACCCGCGTATCCGGGCAGGTATCGAGCGCCCACTTCGTCAACATCGCAATCAACGCCGACTTGCCAATCCCGTGCCCCGAAGCCCGCGCAATCCGCAAAGGCTGAAACCGCCGCGCCGGATCGGACAAATGCGCGGAAATCTCCGCCATCACCGCCTGCTGCCAAACCCGCGGCCCCGCCATCCCCGCCAGATCGCCTTCGCCCCAGGCAAAGGCATAATGCGCATACCCCAGCGGATCCGCCGTAAACGCGCCAATGTCATCGGCCAAAGCCAGCACCGGATCGGTCGCGGGACTATCCACCGCCGGGCGAAGTCTTTGTGTCCGTAACACCATCGTTTCCGCCAGAATCCCCAGGTTTGCCGTCCCGCTGCCGATGCACCCGCAACCGCGCCCGTTGGATCGCAGCCACCGCATCCCCCGCACTCGAAAACTCGAAATCCTGCCGCGGCTTCCCCCACGCCCGATCGAGCACAGCATTGGCCGCACTCACCCGCGCCGTCGCCGGCGCATCGCCATTGCCCATGATCGCCACCAGCGTCGCCAGCGCATCACCCGTATGCGCCCGCGCCATCGCCGCATCACCGCGGCCCGGCACAACGGCCGCCCCCGGAACCTTAGCGCGCGGCATAAGGTTTCCGATCGCTCGGCAACCCCATCGCCGACGCAGACCGCGCCCCCCGCCGCACCAATGGCCTGTCACCATGCATCGAAGGATGACGCGCAGTCTGTTTCCCGGTCGCCACAATCTCGACCAGCCGAAACCGCTGAAACCGACTGACCCGGATCAACCCCCGACTTTCCAGCTTGCGCACCAGCTTCGGCCCCATCGAGCTCGAATTGAACCCGGCCGCAACCTCGATATCGATATTCACCGGACACGGCCGCCCGGTCTCGGCAGCATGGTTGATCAACCGATAGGCGATCCGCTCCGCCGCACCGAGATCATCGGCAGTCAAATGCGGGGGCAGGGGCACTGACGCCGCCTCGTCGTCCCAAAACGCGTCGAGGCAGTCGCCAGCCTGTTTGATGGAGCCCTGTTTCATCAACGGTGCAATCTCCCGATGTCGCGCCTCTAAAAAACAAAAAGGCGGTGGGGCGTCACAAGGACGCACCCACCGCCAGGCTTGGCAAACGCCGTGAGGGGAAACGGTCGTTCACACATGCAACCCGGCCAACGCCGGAAAAAGCCGACACTACTGCGGCTTCGCCATCAGTTCCCGCCAGGGGTCGCCTTGCGGGGAAGGGGAAGCGACTCGGCGGATCAGGCTGCATGAGGATGAGCTACCGCAAAATCTGATATTCGGATATAGTGGATATTCCGAAAATGGATATAATTCTCTTTTCAGATTAACCTTGATCTGATAATGCAATGCAATTCAACACCCACCCAACAAGGTCCGCCCCATGCGCGCTTTCGATCCCACCCTCGTGCGCCAGACCATGAAGGCCCGCTCGATCAGCCAGTCCGACCTGGCCCAGGCGCTCGGCTTCACCAGCCAGTCAGCCGTCTCCGCACTGCTCGCCGGCAAGCGCCGCGTCACCGTCGACGAAGCCGCCGCAATCTACGACCTCCTCGGCCTGGCCGAAACCGCCCCATCACCAGCCTTCGCCCCACCCGAACCCACCTCCGCCCGCTTTCGCGAAACCCCCATCGCTGGCCACGCCCCGGATTACGCAATCGTCCCGGTCATCGGCATCGCCGGCGCGGGCCGCTGGCGCGAAGCCATCGAAATGCCCCTCGGCCACATGCCGGTCCTCGGCAAAATGGCCGGCCACGGCGTCTTCGGCATCGAAGTCAGCGGCGATTCAATGGACCAGTTGATCGACGACGGCGGCCTCATCCTGATCGATCCAGGCCAAAAGGAACTGTCCCCCGGCGGCGTCTACCTGATCGCCAACAGCGGCGGCGAAGCCACCGTCAAACGCTATCGCCGCGAACCCGCCCGCTTCGAACCCTGCTCGAACAACCCGGCCCACCAGTCCTTCCTGATCAGCGACGACGATTTCTCGGTCCTGGGCAAAGTCGTCTGGAAAAGCGCCCCCGTCATCTGACCAGCAAGTGCGATTGAAATAATCCGAATATCGGATAATTCCTGCGGCCATTCGCCACAGGAGCCCGTTAAAATGCTGCCTCAACCCTGCAGCACCTGGCACCAGTCACCGCGCGCCCACACGCTGCTCGCCAATCTGGCCACCACCGACATCCGCCTGGCCCAGGTCCACAACGGCCCAGACCCAGCCGGCCTTACCTGGCACCCGGCCAGCCCATTCGGCGCCGCAACCCTGACCGAACTGGCACGCCTGCGCGAAACCGCAATCGGCCCCGCATTCGCCTCAGCCCTAAACGATCAAGCCCGCACGGCCGCACTTACCGCGGCGCAATCCGCGCCCACAGTAGCCGCCGCAGTCGCATCACGCTTCGGTAACCCGGATCGCTGGCGCGGCTACGACCCCCTCGACGCAACCCGCCGCTTCCGCGCAAATGGCCGATAATCACCCAAAACTCCGCACCAGCCCGATAACCCCCACCACAACCAGCACGACGCCAATACTCCTGCGCCAACGCCGCGCCCGCTGCGTCGCGCCTCGCCGACGCGGCCGCGGCCTGATCAACCTGCCAGGCCCACGCCCCATGAATGTCAGCACACCCCCGACAATCAACACCGCACAAACCACAGCGGCCACAGGCGCACCAAAACTTGTCGGATCGCCGATCGGTGC